ATTAGAAAAAGGTAATGCTAATGTAAATGCAGTGCTTATGTCTATTGGTTATGAATATCAACCAGACTTTATTGCTAATGCACAATCAGTTGAAGATATAAATACACAAACACTATTTGGTTATAGTGATGCTTATAAAGCAATGGAAAAATCTTATTATTCACTTAAAGCTCCAGTTATTCCTAGTAAAACTGCTATGGCACTTAAAATTGCTGGTGCTGGTGTTAGTGAATATGGAAAACTAGAAGGAGGCCAATACGGTCAAACATAATGGCAGTTAGATATCAAAAGAATTTTTTAGGAGCTTATAGTGTACCAAAAGAAAGTGAAGCACAATCTTTAGTACAAGCTTTGTATTCATTCAGCAGTGGTGTTTCTGATCTTGGAAAAGGTCTTGGTAAAAAAATTACAGAACAAACTACAGCAGAAGCAGAAAAAGCAGCACGACTTGATGGATTAAAATCTTATCAAGAAGGTGTTGATAATGGTACTATTGATAAAACAAAATCAGATTTTTGGATTTCGGTATACGACAATATTAAAGGTGAGATGGCTGGTGTTGAATATAACACTAAAAAGAATATGGCTTTTAATGAATGGTGGGCTGATAATGTAGATTATGATGATACTGACGGAAGTTTATTTTTAAAATGGTCTCAAGATTACGATAGTGAATATTTAAAAACTCATAATAATCAATCTTCATATTTTTTAAAAGGTATGAGTGGTTATTTTAGAGCTGCAAATTCACAATTATCAAGTAAGTATTCAAAAATAAATGCAGAAAAATTAAAAACAAAAGGAACAAATAATATTATTTCTTTAGTTGAAAATCATTTAAACGAAGATGATCCTGAAATAGCACTAGGAAATATAAATGGTATTGATACAAAAAATAATTTAGTAAGATTTGTTTCTAAACAAGAATTTAACAACGCAGTAGTTGTAGGATTTCAAAATAAAATTGCAGAGCTTACAGTTGTAGGAGATCCAAACGCAGATTTTGATAAAGCAGAACAATTAATAGATTCATTATTAGAATTTAAAAGACCATCAGGTTCAAAGTATGTAACTGGTGCTACAACTGAAAAATTAAATGATTTAAAACAAAAAATCTTAACTGAAAAAATTAGACACGAAACTGCTATGAAAAATGTTTCTGATAATAATGAAGTTAATGATTGGTATAAACAAGAAGAAAAAACTTTAACATTATCTTTAGGTTGGGATCCAATTAAAACAGATGATACTGGTGCTAAAGAAAGAGCTGATTTAGCTTCTGATGAATTTAAGAAAAGAGCTATTACTTGGTTAAGAGAAAATAGAGATTTATCTCTTGATGAAAAGAAAACTTATTTAATGGATCTTCGTATGGATATTAAAAATAAATACGATGGTGTTGAATCTACTTCAATTTCAATTTTTAATTCACAAACTAAACCATACAACATTAAAAGAGATCTTGTAGATGTTCAAGGTGGTATAGCATATTTAGCTTTAGTACGAGAAGGTACTGAAACATTTGAACCAGAAAGAGTTGCAAAATGGGTTTCTATTGCAAAATTAAATGGCTATGCAGATAAAGATGGCAACATCAATCCTACAGAATTATTAGCTTTCTTAATGGATTATGAAGCTAAAATTAAAGCAATGGGAGAGTAATGACTCAGATTGACGAAGAAAGATTAAAAAAAATTTTAGAAGACTATAAAAAAGAAAATCCTGAAATTAAACCAAAAGATTATGGTTTAGTAAAAAATGTAAAAGAAGATAATTTTAATTGGTGGGATATTACTAAAGATATGGCAATGTCCGTACCAGAAGCAGGATTAAATTTTGTAGAATTTACAGGAGATTTTTTAGAAAGAAATATACCACTTGGAGTATCACCTTTTAAATTTGAAGGTTGGGGTGATGGAGTAATTAAAACAAATGATTTTATACCTAAAATTTTAAGAGGTGAAGAGTACGAAGAAGCTAAAAGAAATTTTAATGTAGACGAAAGACAAATGCCTCATTTTCACAAAGCCGAGACTTGGCAAGGTGATATGACTGAAAGAGTTTTTAGATTTATATTTGGTATGTTTGGACCAACAAAAGGTTTAAAAGCTGCTGGAGTAACAGGTAAAATTAATACTGTTAAAGGTGCATCTATTCTTGCATTAAGAGGAACAACATCAGGAGCAATAGCTGATGCTACAGTTTGGGATCCAAATGAAGGTCGTATGTCAGATTGGTTAATTGAATTTGATTCACCATTATTAAATAATAGAGTTACACAATATTTAGCATCTGATGATGATGATACTGCTAATGAAGCAGCATTAAAAAATGTTTTAGAAGGAATGATTCCTGGAATTGCGGCTGAATTAATTATTGGTATTAGAGCAGTTAAAGCTGCTAAACAAGCAAAAACTGCAGAAGCTAAACAAGCTATATATAAAGAAGCTGATAGTGCAATTAAAGATAAACAAAAAATTAGAAAATTAAATACACAAAGAGCAGAGTTATTAGAAAAAACTAAACAACTTGCTAATGAAACTGATAAAGTAAAAATAGATCAACTTACAAAAAGAATTACATCACTAGCTAAAAAGATTCATAAAATCGAATTTAAAACTAATAAAGCTATTAAAATAAAAGATGTTGAGAAAAAATTAAAAGTTACTAAGAAAACTGCTAAAAAAGATGTTGAATCGTTTTTTGGTAGTATTTTAAATGTTAAAGCTTTTAGATCAGGTGTTCACGTTTTAAGAACTATAGATCAATTATCAGAACATTGGGACGACTCTTTAAAAACTTATTTAAACAGTGATGTCTTAACAAATGAAGCTGCAAAAGATTTAGCAAATATATTAGCTATTAAACCAGAAGAATTACTTAAAGCTTTACCTAAAATATCAGCAGAAGCAGATCAAGGTGTAATTCGTATGTTAGCTACAAAAAAGATTTTAAATGATCTTGTAATACAATTTAGAGATCAATCAGCTATATATGTAAAATCATTTGGTAAAGATAGAAAAGCTTGGTCTAAAGATGCTTTAGATGATGTAGCAAGATATTCACAAATTATAAGAGAAACAGTTACAGGATTAAAAAAGCAAATAAGAGGAGCAGCTAGAACTACTCAAGCTGGCAATATTAAAGGTTTAACTGGAACTGGTAAATTAATTGATGTTCAAAAAGCAGCAGATACAATTTTAAATTTTAAAGGTGATGCAGTTACAATTGCTAACAAAATAGCAAACTTAAAAGATGTTGATGAAATTTTAGAAAAAGTTGCAAAAACGAAAACACAAAAAGCAATTGAAGTAACAAATAGTGTTTACATAAATTCTTTACTTTCAGGTATTTGGACTCATGCAGTTAACATGACTTCTGGTCTATATGAAATAGCTTATGTGCCATTAGAAATTATTGGTGGTGGTGCAATGAGAGGAGATTTAAAAACTGTAAGATTAGGTTTTGCTCAATACAGAGGTATGATAATGAATTTTAGGCAGACTCTTAAAATGACTGCTTTAGCTTTTAGACAAGGTGATGCAGTATTAGATCCTTTAATGAGAACTCAAGATAACTTAGAAATTAGAGGTGGAAGAGCAGTAAGACCAATATCAGGAGATAATTTAGGATTTAATGGAAAAATTGGAACTGTTGTAGATTGGTTTGGACATTTTTTAGAATTACCATCAAGATTACTTTTAACTGGAGATGAAGTTTTAAAACAAATTAATTTTAATGGAAGACTATATGCTAATGCAGTTGAAAATACTTTAGAGCGTGGTTACAAATTAAATTCAAAAGCAGCTAAAGAAAACATAGAGCAAATAATGAATAATGCTTTAAAAGAAAATGGAACTGCTAATATTGATCTTCCTATAGTTGCAGATGCTTTAGAATCAGCAAGAAAAGGAACATTTACAAATGCTTTAAAAGATGGATCTTATAGAAATTGGGGTTCAGCTATAGAAGCTTTCTTTAATAGAGTACCTGAATTAAGATTTATAGCTCCATTTATAAGAACACCTACAAATTTATGGCGACACTTTGGTAATCGTATTCCTGGATTAGGAGCATTTACAAAACAAAATAGAACTTTGTGGAACTCAGGTGATCCAAGAGCTAGAGCAGAAGTAATTGGTAGACAAATGTTTGGTATGGCAGCTACAATGTATGCAGTTGATTTAGCTTATACTTATGTCGAATTACCAGATGGAACTAAATTACCAAAATTAACTGGTCGTGGACCAGCAGATAAAGCAACACAAAATCTTTGGAGAAAAACTGGTTGGCAACCTTATTCAATTTTAGTTGATGAAGGTAATGGTAAATTTGTTTATAAAGCTTACAATAGATTAGATCCAAGATTCTTTGTTAAAGGTATTATTGCAGATTTAGTAGAAAATTCTAGAAATATTAATAAAGAAGATAAATATAATTTATTTGCAGCAGCAGTATTATCTACAATGAGAGGTGTAACAGATAAAAGTTACACAAGAGGTATTGCAGAAGCATTTGAATTAATGGGAGATTTAACACCAGCTAATCTTGAAAAATTTGCTGGAAATGTATTAGGTAACTTTATTCCTTATGCGTCAATGAGAGCTCAAGGTATTCCATTTATTTTACCTAAAGATAAAAATGTTTATGAAACAAGAGATTGGGTAGACAAAATTGTTTCAAAAACACCATTTGCAGAAAAATTCTTAGAAAAGAAAAGAGATGTATTTGGTGAGCATATTGAAAGAAATACAACAGGATTTTGGACAGATACAGATGGAATCTTATCATGGTTTACAGGACCAACAGGTATAGGTCAAAAATCAGAATTAGATTTAAACAGAGATATAATGGAATTGGCTTCTTTAAAAATTGGATTAACAGCACCAGAACCAGTTAAATTTAAAATAGTAGATTTAAGAGATTTTAAAAATAAAAGATACGAAAAAGATGGCAAACAATCTGCGTATGATTATTGGCAAGAACAAATTGGAAAAGTTAAATGGAATGGTAAAACAATAAAAGAATATTATGCAGCAGAGTTTAAAAAATCTTCATGGAGAATGAGACAATCTGGCGATCTTAATTTTGATGGTGGTAAAGAAATGATGGCTAAGAAAATTTATGAAGTATTTAAAAAGAAAGCTTATGCTCAAATGATTAAAGAATATCCAGAAGTAAAAGAAGCTATAAAAGCAGCTCAAAAAACAAAAGGTGGTTTATTAAAATCAGATAAATCTGGGACACGTTTAGATAAAACACAAAATAACTTAGAAAAGGTTTTAATGTATTAATATGGCTAATTCATTTGTAGAATATAATGGAGATGGTAATACTACCAATTTCTCGATAACTTTTGCTTACTTAGATTCTTCACACGTTTCTTGTACAGTAGACGGTTCATCTACATCTTTTACTTTTTCTAGTGGTGGAACAGTTGCTACAATATCACCGGCTCCTGCTAATGGAGCTAAGATTAAATTTAGTAGAAATTCATCACAAAATACAAGATTAACTGATTTCACCGAA